TTATTCACCTAATATTTTAATTGCGTGTTTAGTTTGAAATATTGCATCATCTAAAGCGTTATGGTAAACGCCCTCTCTTGTATCTGCAGGTATCCAATTAAAAATACTTTTTAGAGTTCTATAGCAACGATCATCCCAGCACTTCCAAGGAGGTTCTTGATCTGTAATAAAATAAGCATTGGCTAAGATCGTGTTATCAAATACTGCACCATTGCCCCAGACAGGCAAAGTCTTGGTACCGAACCAATCTCGAAACTTATCTAAAGCTTCGACCAACGGAATATTATTCCTAGTTAATTCTTTGAGAGCTTCTTTGTTCTGTTCAGACCACCATTTGATAGTGTCTTTAGAAATATGCATACCTGCTTCTTTACAGGTTTTAAGATCTATCGTGCAATAGAATGTATCTACTATTTCTGTACCCTTCCATTTAACTGCACCTATAGAACAAATTGCTGCGTTTGATCTTGTTGACATTGTTTCTAAGTCAACCATTACATTTATTGCCATTTTATTTTTCCATCAGTTTATTTGCAAAATCTAATAAAAGTTTATTGTGCTCACCACCGTGCCACTTACCCTTCATCCAACTATAACTATCGTACCAGAAATCTTGGCTCTCAGGATGGCAACCTATCAGACCAACATTACCCTGAATAATTGCCATAGGATCACCGTTAGAATATGTAGCTATAGTTTTAAATTTTCTTTTATTCCCAACCAAAGCACAACCATCGTACCAGAACATATTAATATCCTCACCATTCCAAGTGATAGGCATATTCTTAGCATGTGGTCGTTTGGTTTCAGAATCGGGCCGCTTTAAATATTGTACAGCATCAACTTCATCTAACATATTTAGATAATGCTTTCCTGCCCAATATGCGCCCATACATATACCAAGATATTTTCCACCGTCCTCAATAAATGCTTTTATTCTATCCTCATGCGGTTTGAATATTTTATTGTAGGAATTAGAATCGCCAAATCCTCCAGGTACAGCAATCATATCTACATCATCAAAAAAATTATCCTCAAGATAATTTTTTGATAGCAATTTAAAATTGTAATGTTTTTCTAAAGACTTAACAAGACCATTACTTGATTGAACAGAACACTTTGGATCACAAACAAATAATGCTATTGTTGGTTTCATTTTTTACCCATTCGGGCAATACTTAAGAATTCATTTCTTGCGGCAGGATCGGATTTAAATCCTCCACCCAATCTAGTAGTTACTGTAGAACTACCAGTATCTTCTACACCACGACTCTTAACACAGTAGTGTTGTGCGTCAATCATAACAGCTACATCTTCTGTATCAAGAATAAATTGTAGTGTATGAAAAATTTGTTCTGTAAGTCGTTCCTGAATCTGCGGTCGCTTACTAAAATATTCTACTATGCGATTAATTTTACTCAGTCCTAGAACCTTATCTTTTGGTACATAAGCAACAGTAGCCAATCCGTCGATAACAACGAAATGGTGCTCGCAATTTGATTGAACATTAATATTGCGCTCACACACCATTTCATTATACTTCATCTTATTATCGACTGTGGTACATTTTGGGAATGCTTCGTAATCTAAACCCCAGAATATTTCGTTAACATACATCTTAGCAACACGCTTTGGTGTATCTACTAGACTATCATCACTCAAGTCTAAACCAAGTGTTTCCATGATGCCTTTAAAATGACTTTCAATCAATTCAATCTTACCTGTACGGGCCATGTGACCTGTATAAGTTGTTGGCGTTTCAACACCCACTTTAACTAAGTGTTCATGTACTAATAGACCTAACTCAGGGTCGCATTTTGTTTTGTTGTATGACATTTTTGAATCCTTCCTTACGCGGATATGATGATTGAAATTCGTTACCTTTATGTAACATTATTATTTATATCTCTTTCATTAGAAAAAATTGGAGCGTTTTCTAATGCTTTAGAAACTGCTGTTTGAATTTCCAATAATTGATTTTTGTAGTGTTGTGCAGTGAAACCATCATTATAAAATGATTTCATCTCTCTTCCTAATTCTTCAATTTGATTTACTATTTTCATTATGTTCCCCATGCGTTTTTAAACAATGGGATTTGAAGTCTGTCTGAGTATCTCCATCCTTTTTGCATTGCGAGTTCCGCCACGCTTCTATTATTAAGAGAGTACAACTGCTCAGTGCCACCGAGAGGCATAAGATAAACAGGACCACCAAACCCCGCTTTACGATATTCATTTACTGCTTCTTCTGCCTCATCCGCATCTTCTTTAGTTGCAACTACGAATTTTAAATATGCAAACCCCACATACTCATAAGATTTTACCACCTCAGGACAGATTGCGCTATCCCAAGATTCACCTGACACTGATAATTTAGGGGAAATCGAAAATGTTAGTTTGTCATAACTCCTGCCGAAGTTTGTCCATTCTTCAAACAGATAATCGTGAAAGTCATTCGATAAAGGTTGTGTGCCATTCGTTTCAAATGTCAGTTCCTTTAAAGGTTGTATTAACTTATGTTCTAATAATTCAGGAAATACTTTTTGCCAACCCAATAAAGGTTCGCCGCCAGTAATTACCAGATGTTCGTCTTTCCATTCCTTGTGCGGTAAAGTATCCACAATAGCATCGGCGACAGAATCAGTAGATAGCACAGGACTAAGATGCTTAAAACGAACGTCCCAAGAAGCGTAAGAATCGCATCCTGTATGAACAAGAGGTAAGTCTTTATATTGTTTAAAAGATTCAGCATTTACTTTAAACCTTTCATTGCTATCTTCTCCCTTTGGCATACCAAAACCACCACAGGTAAAGTTACAACCAAAAGTTCTTAAAAAGACAGAAGGAACGCCCATAAAGCGCCCTTCACCTTGTATGCTATAAAATAATTCAGATATTTTCAGTTTCATATATTGTAGACCATTTTTTAAGTTTACTAAGTTTAGCTTCTTGTGCAATCATCAATTCATCAAAATTTACTATTCCATGTGAATGGCATAATGTAATCATTGCTAAAAGGTCGCCTAGTTCTTCAGTTAATCGCTGTCTGTTTGTTGCATTATTATATTCAGCATCAATACCGAATCGAAATACTTTACTAACAGCTTGGGTAACTTCCGCACATTCTTCCTGCAGAATGAGCATAATTTCGTCGTGTTGTTTCATGATATATTTAGATATTAAAAGCTAATTATAATGTCATTATGGAAAGAAGTCAACAATCGTGTTGTCCAATTCAGCGGCTGCGGCTTTCCGTTTACGAGTTTTGGTTTGTGCTGGGGTTTCGCGTCTTTCGGGGTCAATGTTATCCAATTGCTTTTTCAAATAATCTATCAATTGGCGACCCGCTTCTGTATCATCACTACCCTGCATAATTGCATCCATGTCCAAATTCTCAATAATTTTATATTTGGTTGCTTGATGTTTTTTCTCTTTTTGGATTCTGCGTATAAAAGCGAAGTAAATAATTTGAGTATAGTATGCAAAAGGATTAGATGATTTTTCGGGATCAAATTTGGTAGCTGCTGTTAAACAGTTTTCAATACCATCTGAAATCATATCATCTTTGAAAGTATAATTAATAAAATTGGATTTATATGATAAGTGAGTCGCAATCTTAATAAAACATTCTCCTATATACTTGGGTACTTGTGGAGTACCCATGCCCTCAACTTTCGCAACATCTATACTTTTTTTATAGTCTATAAGTGCAGCTAAGAACTTTTTATTATCTACATAGTGAGATGGTTCAGCTTTAGTGGAGGAGCTTGGGATCTCTTCCAAGGGCACTTCCAATACTTCCGTCGTTGTTTTCTTTGTCATTGTCTTCTCCATAATTATTTAAAAATTCTTCAAGAATACCTTCTTCATCTTCAGTATATTCTTGCTCCTCTAATTCGTCAGACTCGTCCTGTTGAGACAAATATCTAAGATAATTTTTCTTCAAAGTCTCTTTAATATTTACCATAAGTACGACTTGACTTGTCGGTATTTTATATTCAAGTTCCTCGGAAAAACTAAACCAAGGATACATAATATATGATTCAACCAATACGTCTCCACGAGGAATTCGCATTGGATTTAAAACTACAGGATCAAATATACTAATAGTTTTTTGCTTGTATACATTTTCATAATTATCGGTGGTTGTACAAACAATACACTCGCCGGACGATAACTTAATATATTTAAAGTAAAGATTGTTTTCCATTAGATTGGTACCTTTACAAGTTTATAGTTGAAATGCTCGTCATTATAAATTTTAATTCTTTCAATCATGTGTAATAATGTATAATTCTTTTTACTCTTCCATGTTAAATCATCTGCTATATCATACAGCTTACACTTTGTCTTGGTGCCACTTGTTCTTAAACCCCGCCCGATGGACTGCAAGTTCCGAATGCGAGACTTAGAGGGAGAAGAAAATACGATGTTGTGTAGGTTTCGAATATTAATGCCAGTACTAAAAGTGCCATAAGATGCAACAATAATTGCATTAGATTCTTCTTCAGTAATTGCCCTAACCGATTCGCGTACTGTAACATCTGTTTCTCCAGATACATAAAACACTTTTCTTTCCCCGGCTTTTTCCTTAATCATTTCATGAAGGACCTTGCCGTGCTTTTCCACATACTGAAATAATACTAAAGTGTTTCCTTCTTGCTTCAAAGCAAGATTGCGAATAAATTTATTTCTCTGCACATTTTGGACAATGAAATCAATCTCTTTCTGGTAATCAAAACCTTTACAAGCTTTTCTTACTTCCTCAGAGTATTCTAATATTATATTATATATTTCAAGATCTGCCAATTGCTTATTGTCAATTAATTTTTTAGTTGTTGTTACTTTGTACACCGGACCAAATAAACCCTCAAGAACTAACTTATGAGTTTTTGTGCCATCCAAAGTGCCAGTAGTTCCTACTCTGTAAGGAGTATTAGTACATTTATTTAGTATACTTGTAAGTGACTTGGCCTTAAAATTATGAGCTTCATCTCCATAAATTACATCAAACATAGCAAAGAATTGTTTTGGTAGTTTATATAATGATTGCCATGTACTAATAACTACATCAAATTCATTAGATTTTTCGTGACCACCGTAAATACGATAGCAATGCTCTGAGGCTTTCCAACCATTGATACTAGAATAGTCTTGAAAATCTGAGTACAGCTGTTCCACAAGAGAAGTGGTCGGTACTAGAATAAGTTGTTTTCTGTCAGATTGTAAATTCCAACGAAGTAGACAATAAAGAATAAGAGATTTACCTGAACCCGTAGGGGAAAGTAATAAACGACGTCCATCGTGTATTGCCTGGTATACTGCATCTATTTGATAATCTCTAACCTCAATAGGTTCACCTTTAGATGCCAATTGTAAGGATAGACAAAATTCTTTAATTTGATCATATGTAACAGCGTCAGCTTGTTCTATATAATTAGAATAATCTATAGTATAATCTCGTTCTTTACAGAAGTGCTCAAGATAACTTTTTAGACCAACATATAACTCTTGGGTAAACATAGAGTAAAGACGAACTTTACCATCCCACATACGAGATCTATATAAAGGATGAAACTTCGCACCAGGAACATCAAACGAAAAATGATCGTTTAATTCTTGCCCAATGGAAGGTTCACACTTTACTTTTAAGTAAACTTCATCTTTTTTAGATAAAATTATATCAGCCATTACATCATGCCATTAGTAAATTTATTCCATTCAATAGCATTTTTAATATCCCATGTCCTACTATTTAAAGATCGAATTATTTGTTCTAATTGATACAATACTGTTTTAAAATATTCTACCTTATCCTGTAGTAAAACTAAGTCGTGGTCTACAGTTAAAAACTCATCCATTTCGTTCTTCAATGGTTTATTACCTTGCCATTGATCCCAGCCTTCGTCTGTTAATTCCAGTTGAGTCATTTCACCTCGGTAATACCGATACTTTTTACGTCGGCAATTTAAATAATCGGATTCGGTTTTTCGAAGATTCAATCTTGTAGATGATAGATAATTCAAATACTTGGCATGAAGGTTGGGGGTCCTTGCAGATTCATGGCCAAGATTCATTTCATTAATCTTACAATCCTCTGCCCAGGATTCTTGAAGATCTGATAATTTCATAATATAATCTACCTATTAACCGACTTGAATAATTTGCTG